GATCCAGGTCACCCGCACGGCTGCCGCGGACTGGACCTCTGCGCTGCAAGGCTCCTATGTGCGCTTCTCGGGGCGGATCTCTGGCGTCAGTGACATCACCCGCACCCGGCTGACCCTGAACTGCTCTTCGTGGATGGAGCTGCTCAATGTCTCCATGCCGCGGAACGTCTACCAGTCGGGCTGTATCAATGACCTGTACGGCGCCGCTTGCACGCTGGCCAAGGCCACCTACCAGGCCTCCGGCACGGTGGGCAGCGGAACGAACGGGGTCAGCACCTTCAGCTCCAATCTCGCGACCACGGCCAACTTTTACGCCCTGGGCTTCGTCGTGTTCAGCACAGGCCCGAACGCAGGCCTGCAGCGCACGATCAAATCGCAGGACGCTACAGGTAACATCACCCTGGTGACCCCGCTCCCCACCGCCCCCGCCGCCGGGAACACGTTCCTGGCCTACCCGGGATGCGACAAGACCCAGAGCACCTGCACAACCAAGTTCGCAAACCTGGTCCACTACCGGGGCTTCCCGTACGTACCGGCGCCCGAGACCGCGTTGTGAGTGCCGAACTCCGCGCGGAAGTCGTCCGCATCGCCGAAAGCTGGATCCGGACGCCGTATCACAATAACGCCCAGATCAAGGGGGTTGGAGTGGACTGCGCTCAACTCCCCGCCGCAGTCTTCTCCGAAGCCGGGGTCATCCCGCCGATACATCCGGACTATCCGCCGGATTGGCATCTCCACCGCTCCGGCGAACTGTACTGCCAGTGGATCGAGGATCTCGGAGCCGTTGAGTGCTCCCTCGAAGATGCCCGGCCCGGAGACCTGATCCTATGGCGCTTCGGGCGTACGTTCTCGCATGGCGCAATCTTCCTGCAACCCCCTACAATTATCCATGCCTATCGCGAGCACGGCATGGTATGTGTCGAGGATTGGACAGCAGTCGAAGAGCTGAAGACGCGCCCCCATCGCGTCTACACCTTCTGGCCGAAGGATTGACATGGCCGGTAAGTCAACCAGTTCGAGCACCCCTCGTCTGAACCACATCGCGGTTCAGACCTCGACCTACGGCGTGCCTCTGGCCATCGGCTGGGGCACGCACAGGCGCTCCGCCAACCTGGTCTGGTACGGGGACTTCGTCTCCAAAAGCCAGAAGACATCGCAGGGTGGGAAGGGCGGGGGCAGCAGCAGCTCGACCACCTACAACTATTCCGCCGCCGTGATGATGGCGCTGGGCGAGGGGCCGATCACGGCCATCCGCAAGGTCTATAAGGACAGCCAAGTCCTGGTAACCGGCTCCAAAACAGCGCTGGCGCAAGCGGGGTTGAACCTGTTCCCTGGGGCCGTCGGGCAGGCGACCTGGGGGTACATGACCACCAACCATTCGGCGCAGGCCCTCGGCTACTCCTACACGCCGATTGTCTATGCGTCCGGCTACGCGCTGAACACCGCTGCTACCCTGCAGAACCACTCTTTCGAAGTCCAGTCGACGACCCGGGCGATTGTCAGTGGGAGCACCATCGACGACGCCAACCCGGCGGACATCATCACCGATTTCCTGACGAACTCGGTCTATGGTGTCCCGCAGTGGGGTTCCGGGCTGCTGGCCAGCCTGACGACCGTCTCCACATACTGCACCGCGGCGAACCTCTTCCTGTCGCCGGTCCTGGACGGCACCCGCACCGCCTCCGACTTCCTGACTGAGGTGCTGGACGCGGCCAACTGCGAGGCCGTCTGGTCCGGCGGACAGCTCAAGATCATCCCTTACGGCGACACCGCGATCACCAACAACGGGGTCACCTACACCCCCAGCCTGACGCCGGTCTACAGCCTGACCAATGACGACTTCCTCGTGTCGACCGACGGAGACGATCCGGTCAAGGTCCAGCTCCAGAAGACCGCGGATAGCTACAACGCGGTGCAGATCGAGTTCCGTGACCGGAGCATCAACTACAATACCAATATGGCCCAGGCCGACGACCAGGCCAACATCAACCAATACGGCCTTCGCCGAGAAGACCCGCACACGCTGAACTGCGTTTGCGACGCCACGGTCGCGTCCAACATCGCGCAGCTTCGTGTGCAGCGCCAGGCGAACAAGCGCCGCACGTTCAGCTTCACTCTCGACTGGCGGTACTGCCTGCTCGAGCCCATGGACTTGGTGACCCTGACCTCCGGCGATCTCTCGCTGGTCCTGGTGCGGATCACCGAGTGCAACGAGAATGCGGACGGCACCATCGGCGTCGTCGCCGAAGAGATGCTGGTCGGCGCCGGGCACACGGTGGGCTACGCCCGGCAGGCGTTCCAGGGCTATCAGCCGGATACCTCCATCGCGCCGGGATCGGTGACGAGTCCCATCCTGATCAACCCGCCGCACTCGCTCACCAACGACGACACTCAGATTTGGCTTGCGGTGTCCGGTGGGGCGCAGTGGGGTGGTTGCCAGGTCTACGTCAGCGTCGACAACAGCTACTTCGAGTACAAAGGATTGATCACCGCCCCGGCGCGGTACGGCACGCTCACCACCGCTTTGGCGACGGGATCCGACCCGGATGTCACCAACAGCTTCGGTGTGGACCTGACGGCCTCCCTGGGCTCTCTGGCGACCTCGTCTTCGGCGGCGGCGGACTCTGGCGCCAGCATGTGCCTCATCGATAACGAGCTGCTGTCCTACCAGACGGCCACGCTGACTGCCGCCAACAAGTACACCGTGGGCACCTACCTCCGCCGTGGCCAGCTTGGAACAACGATTGCCGCGCACTCCATCGGGGCCAAGTTTGCCCGGCTGGACGAGGGTATCTTCAAGTACAGCTTCAACGCCAGCCAGGCAGGGAAGACGATCTACTTCAAGTTCGTCTCGTTCAATGTGTTCGGCGCGGGCTTCGAAGACATAACCACGGTTTCGACGTATTCTGCGGTATTGTCGACGTCTACGTCTGGGTCGTCCATGATCTCCCTGCTGACTAGCGGGGCGGTGGTGCCTGCAGTGTCTGCCACGATCACGGGGCAGGGCGACCTCGCGACCGCCAACCGGGCGACCATCGCGGTGGGCATGAATACGTCCATCAACAGCGACTTCACAAACGCCTCGACGAGCTGGTGGATCACGCCGAATTACACGAACCAAGTCACGCCTGCGCCGGTATTCACGAACAGCATCAACATGGCCAGCTACTACGGCCTCCGGAATGTCGTCTACACCGAGATGCAACCGGCGAGCGGTACGTTCGGCGGCGCTGGCGGTAACTTCTTCTTCGGCTGGTGCCAGAACGGATTCAACGGCGGCGCGAGCCAGCTCCAGCGGAGCGGGCTTCAGTGCACCGCAGGAGACCGCATCCTCTGGGGTGGCCTCGTCGCCGTTCACGGTGCCGGAGACGGCGTCATGCGCGTCCGATTCTTCGACAGCACTGGAACTCTGAAATCCGAATACGACGCTTCTGCCGGTGCGGCGAATGCTCGCCTCGGGGGCCGATCTGGCGGAAGCGGCGACCCGGCCAATTTCTATCAGGCGGCGGGTGTCATCACCGTCCCGTCGGGCCAGAACATCGCCTATGCGTGCGTCGGATGCTACGCGGGCAGCGTCGTCGCGACTGAGACGTCGGCTTACATATTCATGACCGCGCCATATCTGGTGAAGGGGTTCCCTGGCCAGACCGCCGCGCCGCCCTATACGCCGGGTCCGAACGACCCGCTGGCGGACAAAACCTACGACAACACTGCGCTAGGGGTCCAGGGCCAGACCCTATGGGCCACCTACGCGACCCTGACGCCGACCCAGTTGACCCAGAAACCGGCTAACATGCTCTTCAATCCGAGCGGGCTTCTCGGTTCCGCTGGATGGAACACGGCGGCGGGAACCCTCGGGGGGTCAGGCTATGGAGCCAGCATTGGCGACGGGCCGTATTTTTCCACGGGGCTTGGGTCGGCCGCAGCACCGCAAACCTTTTACCAGGACGTTCTCGTTTCGGCGGGGACTGCGTATAGCGTGTCTGGGCAGATATATACCGGGGGGCTAAGCGGGTCAGTCAATGCCCGGCTGTACATTCAGTGGCTCGACGCAGCAAGAACGACAAGTTTCGGCTACTCGACTGTGGGTACATTGGCCCCCGGAACGGGATGGACGCAAATAAATATCCCGAACCAAATCGCGCCAGCGGGGTCTGTTTATGGTCGAATACTTTTTGACATAAATGGTGCGAGTTGGACGAACACCTCGACCGCTTGGCGCTATCTTAAGATGGAGTCCAATAGCGTCTGCACTCCCTACAGCGACGACGTCACCTATACTTCGGCATACCTCAATGGGCAGCTTGTTGACAATTTGAAACCCGCCCAGGCCGGGGCGGACGTCACGGGAAGTCACGTCGCGGCGTCTGTTACCGGACAGGGGACCCTGGCGACCCTGTCGAGCGTGGCGACGACGAACCTTGCGACCGGGGCGGCGTCCGCCGTGGCCGTAGTTGAAAGCGCGGCGACGACCGCAATTACCACGTCGGCCTCGGAATTTTCTCTCGTCTCCGTTTCGCAAACCTCGACGGGCGGCAAGCACCTGATCAGCACATTCGTCCAGTGCGGCCTGCCTTCGGGGGGAAACTTGGGTCTGGTCGTTCGCCTCTACCGCGACGGGTCGCTCGTCAATGCCTCGTCCTATCTTTACTTAGCAGCCTTCACTATCGGCGCGACCTTCTTTTTCTACGACGTTCCGGGCGCCGGATCGCACACCTATGAGCTTCGCGTTCAAGCGACTGCGGGCTCAACCGCCGCCGGAAGCGTCAACGCCGCGCGAATGTATGTCACCGAAATGAGGCAAGCCGGATGAGCGATAAAGTCGTTCTCGTGTTCGACGAAACTGGTCGGGCGGTGGAGGTCTACCGCGCCCACGCCGATGACGTCGACTATCACTTCCGAGTCCACAAGCAGGGCTGCACGTATCGCGACGTGACACGTCTACCGTCCGCGTGGCTCGCCCTTGAAGTGCAGCCCTCCCTCACTGAAACCGACCTTGCCCTTGCAGCCCTGGGAATCCAGCCATGACCATCGAGACCTCCACCGACATCTTCGCCACCCGCAACTGCCTCTACCCGGTCCTGGGCCAGTTGACCGGAGAGCCCGCTACCGCACTGTCGGAAGCGGTGGGCAAGCCCAGCCCCGTCGACACGCTTGTCGAAGCTATGGAGGCCCTGTACGGGGCCGTGGTGGGGGGCAACTACGCCGCCGGATCCGAGACGCAGATCGTCCATAGCTGTGCGCAGGCAGCCTACCTGGTCGCCTACTACCAGTGGCACGGCAAGACCCAGCGCGCCGCCGACATCACCGTCGCCATGAGGGCCGTCGACAACGGGACCGCTGTCAGCATCGCTTGTTCCGCGACCCCGGTGGACGTCCGCTTTGCGCCCCCGACGCCGGTCATCCCGGCTGCGCCTCCGACGGCCTAAAAGTCAACCGTTAACCCTATTCGTGAGTGGAGAAACCCCCGACAATGTCGTACATTGCCGGGGCTTGTAGGCCTTGGTGAGTGGGTT